TAAGGAGAAAGCTACCCTTACTGTATCGATAGGCTTACGGACTGCTAGGTAGCGTAGTCATGTCTATAAAGGAAAGCATTATAGATAGTGCTAGGTATCACTTTAAAATACCTACTTTTAACTGGAGGGTTACTATGAAATTATCAGAATGGGTGAGCAAGTTTGACTTACCATTTATGTTTGACTTTGAATCCAAAGTACTAGACAAGACCATCAAGTGGTCATACACAGACGAGTGCCAAGAGAAACAGTTCTGGGAAACTTGGCTACCTAAGAAGTCTGATATTAAAATCAGAAGTAAACTACCTAAAGGAAAACTACAAGCAGTGAAGAACGAATTGTGGGAAGACTTATCGGAAGACTTACAGATATTAAAAGATAGATTGAATGAAAGAAGAAGAAAGAAAAGACTAGACAACGCTTCTTAAATATGATAGACTCATGACACTTAATACTAAAAACTAAACCAACGGAGGTAAATATATGTATGAGTATGTAGAAGGAAAAGCTATGTGGGCTAACGTCAGCACACCGAACACTAAGTTCGAACCACATAAGTATGGAATTGTTGTGTTGACTGATGAAGATACTGCTATTAGATTAGAAAATGCAGGTTTGTCAAGGGTAAGAACCAGAGATGGTCAAGCCAAGTATGATGAACCCGCTTTCTCATTTAGTAGGAAAGTAGAAAGGCATGACGGGACTACCAATCCGGCACCTAAATTAGTTGACAGTGATGGCAACGCTTTAGATGTTAGCTTGGGTAACGGTTCAGAAGTGACTGTGAAGATTAAACCCTACACAGGAAAGTACGGTACGTTTGCAGAGTTAATAGCTGTGAAGGTTACTAATTTAATTGAATACACTGAACCAAGTTCAGATAACGAGGAGTTTTAATATGATTATTACTATTAAGAATGATGATGGTGAAACAGTCTATGATGTTTCAAAGATTGAGAACGAAGAGAACAAGGCTAACGCTAACGTGACTATCAGTAAGATGGGTACGTTGAACGTGTTGACTGAGGCTTTAAGTTTCGCTTCACAAGGACATCAAAATAATCTCGAAGCTGTATTAAAGGACAGCCCAGAGGCAGTAGTAGAACAAGAAGAAGTTGTAGACTCAGAAGACGAGTCTTAATTCATAGTGAGGGCTAACATGGATAAAACTTGGGATAAGTTACATCAACCTTGTCCGCTTTGCAAGAGCAGTGATGCTGTAGGAATCAACGAAGATGACTCAGCAAAATGCTTTAGCTGTGGAGAGTTTATGCCTAGCTATACTAAAGCATGTGGAGGAAAGGATATGCAATCAACAACAACAATAACGCAGACTAAACAGCCTGATGTGGTAGGTGAAGGAAAGTTTTCAGCCCTTACGGACAGAAAGATTTCTATGGCTACTGCTCAGAAGTACGGAGTGAAATGTGTACATGACTTACAAGGTAATGTAGTTAAACATTTCTATCCTTACTTTAACGGGCATGAACTATCAGCTACCAAAGTTCGTAACGTAAAGGACAAAGACTTCTTTGTATCTGGAAGTTACAACGACACAGGTTTGTTTGGTCAGCAACTTTTCAAAAGCGGTAAGTACGTTACCGTTACTGAAGGCGAGTGTGATGCTATGGCTACTTATGAACTCTTGGGTTCTAAGTGGGCTGTAGTATCTATCAAGCGTGGTGCTAACGGTGCAGTAAGAGATATCAAGGAAAGCTTAGAGTTCTTTGATGACTTTGAAAACGTTATCATTGCATTTGATAAAGACAAAGCCGGACAAGAAGCTAGTATAAAAGTTGCTAGACTTTTCAAACCCGGAAAAGCTCGTATCGTTACACTTCCTAACGGTTGGAAAGACCCTAACGATATGCTAAGAAACAACAAGCACAAAGAGTTTGTTGAATCCTGGTGGGCTTCTAAAGTTTATACTCCATCTGGGGTTATAAATGTATCGGAGCAACGTGAGAAGTTTCACAATCGTGAGAAGAAACAAAGTGTACCTTATCCTTATGAAGGACTGAACAAGAAATTGTATGGTCTTAGACAAGGAGAACTGGTCACACTTACAGGTGGTACAGGGCTTGGTAAGTCCAGTGTCACAAGAGAACTTGAACATCATCTCATTAAAAGCACTAACGACAACGTAGGTATCATAGCCTTAGAAGAAGATTGGAGACGTACCATTGACGGTATCTTATCCATTGAAGCTAACGCTAGACTTTACGTTGACCAAGAACGTGAGAAGTTTTCTAAAGAAGAATTGGATAAAATGTTTGACATGCTTTATGACGGTGAGAATCGTAATAGAGTATGGGTACACTCCCACTTTGGTACCAATGACATTGACGATATCTTTACTAAGCTTCGCTTTATGATTATTGGATGTGACTGTAAGTGGGTGGTCGTTGACCATCTACACATGCTAGTCAGTGCAGTGCATGAAGGAGATGAAAGGAGAGCAATTGATACTATCATGACTAGGCTGAGAAGTTTAGTAGAAGAAACAGGTGCCGGAATCGTTTTGGTTTCCCACTTGAGACGTGTTGATGGTAACAAGGGACATGAGAACGGGATAGAAGTATCTCTATCTCATCTTAGAGGTTCTAATAGTATTGGACAACTTAGTGATTGTGTGATAGCATTAGAACGTAACCAACAGTCAGATGACCCTGATGAAGCTAGGACAACTAGGTTAAGAGTTCTTAAATCTAGATATACCGGTGATGTAGGGATGGCATGTAGAGTAATCTATGATGCTGAAACTGGCAGACTATCTGAACTAACAGATGAGGACATAACCTTTGATGCAAGTTTGGATGAGGCATTTTAATGGACTTAGTATTTGACATAGAAACAGATGACTTAAAAGCAACTCTGGTACACTGTATCGTTGCTCAAGACATGGACACTGGGGAGATATTTAAATTCCCACCAGATAAATTGTCTGAAGGTTATGAACTGTTGACTAAGGCAGATACTTTAATAGGACATAACATCATTGGATTTGACATACCTATGGTAGAGAAGTTCGGTGGTGTTGACTTGTCGCACATACCAGTCATTGATACTCTTGTATTATCAAGACTGTTCAACCCTAACAGAGAAGGCGGACACAGCCTTGAGAAGTGGGGATATAAATTAGGATATCATAAGATAGATTTCTCAGACTATCTTAACTACTCTAAAGAGATGATGGACTATTGTGTTAGAGATGTACAACTCAACGCTGTAGTATTAAAGAAACTTAGAGAAGAGAGTAAAGGATTCTCCAAACAATGTATAGCTATTGAACAAGGTGTAGCTAGGATAATGAAACAACAAGAAGTAAATGGTTTCAAGTTTGATTTACAATCAGCATTGTTATTACTTGCTGAACTTAGAGAAAAGAAACAAGTTATTGAAGATGAGGTTCATAATACATTTAAACCTAAATGGGTAGATGATAAATTAGTTACCCCTTACATTAAGAAAGACGGAGACTTATCTAAGCGTGGACTTACAGATGATGAGTACAAGAGATGTATAGATACTAATAACTTTAAACCTTTTATGAGACAAACACTACAAGTCTTTAATCTTGGTAGTCGTAAACAGATAGGAGAATATCTTATTGACTTTGGTTGGAAGCCTGAAAGGTTTACACCTACAGGTCAACCTATAGTAGATGAGAAAACTCTATCAGCAATCACACATATACACGAAGCTAAACTTATAGCAGACTTCTTACTACTTCAAAAGCGTATAGCTCAAGTTGATTCTTGGGTTGAAGGAGTACAAGAAGATGGTAGAGTACATGGCTTTGTTATACCTAACGGTGCTATCACAGGAAGAATGACACATAGGAATCCTAACATGGCACAAGTACCGGCAATCTATAGCCCATATGGAAAAGAATGTAGAGCATGTTGGACTGTAGAAGAAGGTAATGTTTTAATCGGAGTTGATGCTTCTGGTCTTGAGATTAGAATGTTAGCTCACTACATGAATGACGAGGAGTACACAAATGAAATTCTCAACGGAGACATACACACCGCTAATCAAAAACTTGCACAGCTTGAATCAAGAGATAAGGCAAAGACATTCATCTATGCACTCATGTACGGAGCCGGAGATGAAAAACTTGGAAGCGTGGTTGGAGGAAGTACATCAGACGGTAAAAGAGCTAGACAATATTTCTTTGATAATAAACCTACATTTAAATCTCTTAGAGACAGAGTACAAAGAGCATCAGCAAAAAATTATCTCAAGGGGTTAGATGGTAGAAAGCTATATGTTCGTAACCAACATTCAGCATTGAACACTTTACTACAAGGTGCAGGGTGCTATCGTAATGAAACAGGGACTGGTTCTATTAGATGATGTACTAAGACTGAACGCTATGGAATATAAGTTCGTAGCTAACATACATGATGAGTGGCAGATAGAAGTTCCTAAGTGTCACGCTGATAAGGTAGGACAGTTAGCTGTAGAGAGTATAGTAAAAGCCGGAACACATTTTAATCTTCGTTGTCCGTTGGATGGCGAATACAAGATAGGAGATAACTGGAGTGAAACCCACTAAAGAAGACAGAAAGAAATTTGATATTGACTTAGAGTACGGAGAGATAAGAGAAGATAAAATAAAGGACATGCTTACTGGTAAGAAGATAGAAGTTAAATCAGAGAAAGGTATGTGGATGAAGACAGGTAACATATGTATAGAGTATGAGTCTTGGAATAAACCATCAGGAATTAGAGCAACAGAATCAGACTATTGGTTTCATAACTTATGTGTAGGAGACAACGAGTTCTGCACTCTTGTATTTAAAACAGATGTACTTAGAACTATTGTTGATGACCTTGATAGTTTTAAAACTGTATGTGGTGGAGACCATAACGCTAGTAGAATGTTCTTAGTTAATCTACAAAAACTATTCTCTTCAGATGTCATCAAAGCATTTAAGGAGACTGAAGATGAAAAAAAATAAGAAAACACTTGACACATTAGTAGAAGATATATATAATGAATTATCGGCACTAGGAAAAGGCGAACATCTAAACATAGATGAAGAGTCAATAGAACAGTTTGGAGAGTCAATGAAAGAGATTCTCTATGAGTGGTCACACCCTAGCCCTCGTGGTAAACCTAGCTTAAGAATGTCTAACATAGGTAAACAACCTAGACAATTATGGTACGAGATGAACTCTAAATCTGATAACACAGAGGTTATTTCTCCACCTACTTTTATTAAGTTTTTATACGGACACTTACTTGAAGAGATAGTTTTATTTCTTGTTAAGTTATCTGGACATGAGGTTACTAGCGAACAGAAAGAGATAACAGTTTCTGGAATCAAAGGACACATGGACTGTGTTATTGATGGAGAAGTTGTTGATGTTAAGACTGCTTCTAACTATGCCTTTAAGAAGTTTAAAGATGGGACTCTAGCAGAGGATGACCCTTTCGGGTACATGGCTCAACTTGCCGGATACGAATCAGCAGAAGGAACTACTCATGGTGGATTCCTTGCACTGAACAAAGAGTCTGGTGAGTTGGCTATGTTTAAACCTGATAACTTTGATAAGCCTAATATTAAAAAGAAAATAACTAATATTAAAAAGGCTGTTAAGTTAGCTACACCACCTGAGAAATGTTATGATGATGAACCAGATGGTAAGTCTGGTAACATGAAACTTGCAAGAGGTTGTACTTGGTGTAGGTTTAAACATGATTGTCATAAAGATGCTAACGATGGTAAAGGATTAAGGGTGTTTAAATATTCAACAGGATATAGATACCTAACTCAAGTACCTAAAGTTCCTAATGTTATAGAGGTAACACAGATATGAACGGTAGAAAAGCTAAGAGATTAAGACGTAGAGGAGAAGAGTTACTTATCAATTGGATAAGAACAATGGTTCCAGATGGAGAAGATACTAAGAAGATTAGTAAGAAAAACTTACATGAGTTTCTTCCAGAGCAAACACATATCTTTGCAAACAATAAGTTTATGTTAAGTGCTTATAGTCTGAGATGGTTTTATAAGAAAGTAAAACAGAATCCTAACTTTCATTTAGAAGAGTTAGATGCCTAGAAGAGTACCAAGAAAGCCTAGACCTAAGAAAGTAAATGTTCCCAAAGGCTACGATAGTTTATGGGAAGCAACACTACATGAGACTTTACTACAGGAATGGAAACATCATTGGGATAACATTCATTATGTTGTTAAGCATAAGTACGAGCCTGACTTTGTAAAGGTTATAGATGGTAAAACAATTTTACTAGAAGCTAAAGGTAGGTTCTGGGACTATGCAGAGTATAGTAAGTACATACATATACGAGAAGCTTTACCTAAAGGTTATGAGTTAGTGTTCTTGTTTCAGAAACCTTTCTCTCCAATGCCGGGTGCTAAAGTAAGAAAAGATAAAACAAAAAGAACTCATGCTGAATGGGCTGAGACAAACAACTTCACATGGTATAGTGAAGATACACTACCGGAGGAATGGAAAAGTGGACTACAAGTTTAGAGAAGATAAAATATTAAATGAGATAAAAGCTTACATAGGTAATACATATAGCCAACACTATGCTAACGGTAAGTATCAAGCTACTGATATAATATTAGATACAGGACATGGAGAAGGATTCTGTGTTGGAAACATTATGAAGTATGCTATGAGGTATGGAAAGAAGAACGGAAATAATCCAGATGACTTACGAAAGATTATACACTATGCTATAATAGCTTTACATTTACAGGAACAAGATAATGATTGATGACAAGATAGGAAAGAAGCCTTACCTAGGTATAACAATAGATTACGATAGAGAAAAAACATTTGATAAATTTAGTTTAGATACACTCAAGGATAGATATTTTTGGGAAGGAGAAACACATGCCCAAGAAGCATTCGCAAGAGCCTCAGTCTTCGGAGCAACTTTCAAAGGCGAGACAGATTTTGAATTGGCTCAGAGACTTTATAACTACAGTTCCCAAAGGTGGTTCATGTTTAGCACTCCTATACTTAGCAACGGGGGAACAACTCGTGGGCTTCCTATCAGTTGCTTTCTTAATTATGTTCCTGATAGTAGGGGTGGTTTATCTGCTCACTATGACGAGAATATTTGGTTGGCAAGTTCGGGTGGAGGCATTGGTGGATATTGGGGAGATATTAGAAGTAACGGTATATCTACTACTCACGGTAGTCGTTCTACTGGTTCAATTCCTTTCATGCATGTAGTTGATTCTCAGATGTTAGCCTTCAATCAAGGCACTACAAGACGTGGTTCTTATGCGGCTTACATGGATATAAGTCACCCAGAGATTGAAGAGTTTATTAACATGAGAAAAGAATCTGGTGGAGACATCAACAGAAAGAATCTTAATCTTCATAACGGTATTAACATTACTAACTCTTTCCTTGATGCAGTACAGAAAGATGAAGACTGGAGATTGATAGACCCTAAGACTAACGAAGCTGTTAAAACTATTAACGCTAGAGACTTATGGTGGCAGATAATAAATGCTAGAGCAGAGACAGGCGAACCTTACATGGTAAACATTGATACTTGTAACGAGGCTCTACCTAAAGAACAAAAAGAATTAGGATTAAAGATTAGACAAAGTAACTTATGTTCAGAGATTACTTTACCTACCAACGAAGAACGAACAGCAGTATGTTGTTTATCATCCGTAAACTTAGAACACTTTGATGACTGGTCAAAGGATGATGACTTCATACAAGATTTAATAACCATGCTTGATAATGTTTTACAGCACTACATTGACAACGCTATAGATACAACACAACTAGGAGAATACAGTGCAAATTTTAAACGCTTTCAAAAATATGTTAAAGAAGGTAAAGAAGGATTTACCAAGAGTGCCTACTCAGCGTATAGAGAAAGAAGTCTGGGTCTGGGAGCTATGGGGTACCATGCTTATCTTCAATCTCGTAACATTCCTTTTGAAGGTATTTACGCAAGTGGGTTTAACTTCAAAGCGTTTCTATACATCAATACTAGAGCAACTGAAGCGACTAAAGAACTGGCTATACAAAGAGGAGAGGCTCCAGACATTCATGGTTCAGGTAAAAGAAACGCTAACCTCATGGCTATTGCTCCTAATGCTAGTAGTGGGATTATATGTAGTGGCACTTCCCCTTCTATTGAGCCTTTCCGTGCTAACTGCTATACTCATAAAACTCTATCAGGTAGTTACCAAGTTAAAAATAAGTATCTCGAAAAAGTTCTCAAGTCTAAAGGGCTTAAGACACAAGAGTTAGATAACATATGGAAAGATATATCCGGTAGTGATGGTTCAGTACAGCACTTAGATATACTTACTGATGAAGAGAAAGAGATATTTAAAACTGCAAATGAGATAAACCAAATATGGATTGTCGAACATGCACATCAACGACAGGAGTTTGTTAGTCAAGCTCAGTCAGTTAATCTTTTCTTTACATTACCAAAGGCTACAGAGCCTCAAGAAGTACATGATGAATACATGCAGTATGTTAATGATGTACACTGGTACGGTATGAGAAAACTTAAATCACTTTACTATTTCCGTTCTAATGCTGCTCGTACAGTAGAGAATGTAAATGTTAAAGTACCAAGAATAAATTTAGAAGATACAGAATGTATCGCATGTGAGGGATAGTCGTGAACTGTTGGCATTGTAATACACAATTAATATGGGGCGGAGACCACGACATAGAAGAAGAAGACGAAGAATACATTATGGAAACTAACTTAAGTTGTCCTAAATGTGATTCATTAACAATAGTATATTTACCAAAGGAAGAAAAATTATGAGCTTATTAACAACAAGAGAATACTACAAACCATTTGAATATCCATGGATGTTTGACTACTATGTATTACAGAATCAAATGCACTGGATGCCTGAATCTGTACCACTACATACTGATGTAAAAGATTGGCAAGAACTTACACCGGTTGAAAAGAATTTACTTACACAGATATTTAGACTGTTCACACAATCAGATGTAGATGTCGGTGCCGGATATGTAGATAAGTATATGCCTATCTTTAAAAAGCCAGAATCAAGAATGATGATGGGTTCTTTTGCAAACATGGAATCAATACATCAACATGCTTACAGCTTGTTACTTGATACAGTTGGTATGCCTGATATAGAGTACAAAGCTTTTGCAGAGTACGAAGAGATGTCAGACAAGCACGACTACGTTGGTAACTTTAAACCTCTTAAGTCTGATAAGACTACCATTGCAAAAACTTTAGCAGTCTACTCAGCTTTTACAGAAGGACTACAGTTGTTCAGTAGCTTTGCAATCTTATTAAACTTTCCAAGGTTTGGTAAGATGAAAGGTATGGGACAGATAGTTACTTACTCTATCCGTGATGAGTCTATGCACGTTGAAGCTATGACTAAATTGTTTAGAGAGTTCATTAAAGAGAACATAGAGATATGGACAGATGATTTTAAGAAAGAACTCTATGACATATGCAGACACATGGTAGAGTTAGAAGATAAGTTTTTAGATTTAGTTTTTGATATGGGAGATATACAAGGACTAACTAAGAAAGATATGTATGCTTACAATAGATACATAGCAGATAGAAGGTTGCTTCAGTTAGGATTAAAGACTAACTTTGACCAGAGAGAGAATCCTCTTGGTTGGATTGATGAAGTAACTGGAGTAGAACATCAGAACTTTTTTGAAGGTAGGGCTACTACTTATATGAAAGCAGGGCTTCGAGGTAGACAGGACAATATTAAATTTACAAACCTAGAGGAACCTAATGATTAATAAATCCGAAGCTAACTTAGTAAGCTTCAAAATACTTTTAACAAGAGATAATAAAATAGTAACAGAGTTTAGTATGCTACCTGAAGATATGGTAGATGAAGTATTCCCTATTGATGATAGACCATTGATGAAAACTATTATTAGAAATGGAAAGGCTAAGTTAGAAAACTTACATGATTACTTTCAAAGAGAACTCAATGTTCTAAAGTAGGGGGTTGACATATAGTTTTAGTTATGTTATAATGGTTTTTTAATCCGAAAAGCTGGAGGGCTAAATTAAATGGAAATAAAAAAATCAATACTAAACAAAGTAGAAAGAATGTCAAATCAAGAAGTTGCTGATTTCTTAGAAATGAAGAACCCAAAGAAAGTGTGTTGGGAAACTGCAAGAAAAAGAGTTTCTGAAAGATTACAAGATAACGAAAATTTACAATCTAACTTCGGACACCTGTTTAAGTTTTAGTAGTATAAATAATTATCTCATCTTTCTTACCCTTTACTTTAATAGGGTCTAGATAACGAGTGGGTATATCAGAGTTCATAGCTGTGGTATACCCAATCACTATATCCTCTCCAACTTCTTTAGTAGAACTCTCTAGCCTAGCCGCTAGATTAACAGCATCACCAATAGCAGAATAATCAAACCGTGTATCACTTCCCATATTACCTACAACTGCCTCTCCTGTATTTATTCCGATACCTATCTCTATTCCTAGGTTGGCTTCTTCCATATCTTTCTTTATTTTCAGGGCTGTTAGGATGGCTCTATCCTCATGGTCTTCTAAGTCTATAGGTGCATTAAAGATAGCCATCATTGCATCCCCAATATATTTATCTACCATTCCGCCATACTCTTTAACTGCATTAGCTTGAACGGTTAGTGCCTTGTTCATTATCTCTGTAACTTGTTCGGGTTCTAAAGTTTCTGATAAACTTGTAAAGCCTCTAACGTCTGTAAATAAAAACGTACAACGTCTTCTATCTCCGCCTAACTCCAGAAGCTCCGGATTATCTTGTAGTTGTTTTACTTGTCTTGGGTCAAGGTAATGTTCAAATTGTTTCTTGATAAGCTGTCTAAGTTTAAACTGTGTTCTAAAGTTTAGATAGAATTGTAGGGTAGCTATAAGTGTCATACTTATCATACTCCATGTAAAGTCTATCAAGATATTAGAGCTTACGAAGTGATACTCCATGTATCCCATAACAGAGAACAAACCTAAGTAAGATAGAACACCTTTAGTAATACCAAGATAATTAATTGCAAGAGCTGTTAGCAATCCTGAGAACAATAACAAAAGTAATTCTACAAACAACCTATAGTCTGGTATCTGTGGTGTATCCATCAACATGCTTTCTGATAAAGCAGCTTGTATCTTATGAGGTTCTAACAACCCGACAGGTGTTGCTATTTGATTTGTTATTCCTTTGGCTGTGAATCCTACGAACACAAACTTATCTTTAACATTCATCTCAGTTAGTGTAGTCTGTGGTGTATCTACCCAGCTAATCCATTTACGACCTAGACTATCTGTGGCAATGGGTGGAATGCCTCTCACTCTAACCTGTTCTATTCCGTTCAGATTTGTGACAATCTGATAAGTTCGACCACCTCCTAGTATTTTTAAAACTTCCGTTCCAAACGAAGCGACCCACCCATTGTTTGTTTGTTGTAGTAAAGGTATTCTCCTTACTAAATTATCTACATCCACCGGTGCAGATATACCACCTTGATTAGCTGATTCTTTTAATACATCTATGTTCTCTAAAAAGCCTTGAGCCTTTGGTAAAGATACTATCGGTCCTTTGATAACTGTACCAACTGTCTTTGGATAGTTATTGTTGTTTACTTCTGGCATAGCTATGACACTTGCAGAGCTTTGTAAGGCTTGAGCAAACTCATCATCTCCACCTAACCTATCTGCATGTGGGAATAACATAACCCAACCAACACCTAAAGCACCGGCTTCTATTATATCGTTGTGAATCTTTGCTAAGTCTTGACGAGGTAAAGGGTATCCTCCCATATCGTCTAGGTTTTGTTCAGTAATGTTGAGGGTTGTAAAGTATCCTGTAGGTTCTTGTGCAGTTACTAAAGCGTCAAAAGTCTTTAGTCTTAATACTTCTAATGGTAAACTGTTGAAGAGGAGAGGCAACGTAAGTAAAGATAATAGGGTAATAGACCACTTCATGTTAATCTCCTTGCGTTATTTTTATGGTAGAGTCTCCGCCACCGTTGACAATGACTTGTGTACTCTTACCATTTTGAATCATGATAACTGTATAAGCGTTTGACCTATCTAAGTCTAGTCTTACGGTGTCTTCTAAAGACTTGTAAAAGGTTATAAGGTTATCAGCTAAGAACGTATTGATTTGTGTGTTAGAGTCAAAGCCTACTTGAGTTCCTTTTAAATCTACATCAGTTCTTAAAAGTGATTCAGTATTGTCTAGCTCGTTTATGTCTTCTATAATGTTTAACAAGTCTTCTAAAAAGTTTACATCAAGATAATTAATATCTAACTCTGTAAACTCTAACTCATCATTTGCAAGATAGTCTGTATCTAAATCATCGAAATCAAGGAAGTCAACATCAAGAATATTAGAAACGCTACTTCCATCTTGTCCTTCATCTTCTTGTTCTATTTCCTGTGGTTGATTTACTATTAACATGTTATCAATTAACTCAAGGGTTAAGTCAAGGATAACGGGTTTGGTTGGTTCAGTCTCGTACATTGAAACTGTAGTAGCTTGATAAGGTTTGTTAAGTGTTACCTGTCCCATAGCTGTTGCGACAACAATCTCTCCACTTGGAAGACCATCATCGTCTGGTAATAATATAACTAGACTCCTGCCTAACTCATCTACAGTAACTGTAAAGTCTGTACCACGAATACCTATCGTAGCACTAGGAGTTTGTATAGATATATTTTCTTTATCTATTGTAGCTAACTTACCAGTGATAAACCTTGCAGTACCACTAGCAAACTGTAAAGCCATCTTAGATTTAGACGGGTCGGGGTCATAGATAAATTCATCTATAATTAACTCTGAATGCTCAGTAAGTCTAACTTGACTATCGTCTAAAAAAGTAATGCCCAATCTCCCGTTAGAAGTTTGGACATTGTCGTAGCTGTTTATATCTAAAGATAGAGAGGCTTGGTAGGTAGTATCTCTTACGACTCTACCTGTTCCGTTTAGTTCAGTTATGTTGCCAATACTAGCAACCGACTGTACTTCCTCCATCGTTTTGGATGACGCAGATAGTACCATTGTCACCAGTAGAATTAATTTGCAACCAATCAGAAGCCAAGGTTGATGACTGTATGATGTTGAATGTTCTACTGTTTCCTGTTTGGTCAAGATAGAAGTACCCATCTGCATATCCACTCCCTGTAAAGTTTACTGTGTTGCTATCTCCATCTACATCAACGTAGTTAGTAGCACCATCGTAGTTAATATCAAAGTCAAATGTGTTACTATCACCGTTTATAATCCAGTCT